AATGCAACCTGAAATATTCTTTGCTAATTATCATCAAATTACACTAGACGCACAAAATAAGTTATATACCTTGATAAAAACTTATCAAACTTTACCACAATTCGATCAAATAATAGCTTATGTTGATACAGCAGATACTGGCAACGATTACCTCTGTGCAATCGTAGCAGGTCTATATGATAATGAGGCATACTTATTAGATGTATTATATAATGACAGTGGTATGGAGGTCACAGAACCTCTGACAGCTAAACTGTTATATGACAATGGTGTTAATGTTACTCACATAGAAAGTAATAATGGTGGTAGAGGATTTGCTAGAGCAGTAGAAAAGATCCTAGAGTCACAGTACAAAACAAGAAAATGCATTATAAAGTGGTTTCATCAAAGTAAGAACAAACAAGCAAGAATATTATCTAATAGTAATTTTGTTATGGAGCATATCTACTTTCCGCACAATTGGAATATTAGATTTCCTGAATTTTATAGGGATATAAACGTATATGTTAGAAAAGGGAAAAATAAACACGATGATGCGCCAGATTGTCTAACTGGAATAGCAGAAAACACAGAACAAAAGAAGCAATGGAAGGCATTTGGTTGAGGAAGGTAATATGATGGAAGAAAAATTATTAATAGATCTAATAAAAAAAGATATGTGTAGCAAACAAGGTAGATATGATGGTAGAAGATATTATTATTTTAAACCAGAAAATATACAAACTACAGTTGATACTGCTGACAATAATGGAAGAATAGTAACAATGGACTTAAAAAACTCAATGGAACTTTATACTAATTGGTTTAAAGTGTTGGTAAATCAGAAAATTGATTATCTACTAGCTAAAGAACCTACAGTAAATAATCCTACATTTGATGTGAGTGATATGTTAGACTCAATGTTATTAAACTCTTCACTGGATAGTACGTCTTGGGTTTATTTCTTTATAAACAAAAAAGGTAAACTGGACATTAGTATCGTTTATGACGTAGAAATACTTCCGATTTATGACCACAACAATAAAGACTTAGTTACTTTAATAAGATATTACAAATTTAATGAAAAACAAATTAAAGCTGAAGTTTGGACTTTAGAAGGTGTTTCTATTGTAATTATAGAAAAAGATAAAATAGTTTCAATTGAGAATGAATCTCATTATAGTAAAGTTATGGTATATCAAGATCAAGTGGAAAATATACTAAATATTAATTTTTTAACAATACCATTTATTCCGCTATATAACAATAGAGATAAAGAATCTGATATAGAAGGAATAAAGACTTTATTGGATATGTACAACTCAATTTCTTCTGGATTTGTTCAGAATATAAATCTGTTTCAAGAAGCTATTGTTAAGTTAAAGGGATTTGATGCTAACCAAGAAGAGTTTCTAAAGAACTTAAAGAAACATAAGTATGTTGCTTTACCATCTGATGGAGAAATGGAGTATCTTAAAATAGAAATTCCAGTAGAAGCTAGAAAAGTTGTTTTAGAAATGATAAAACAGAACATATTCGTCTTAGGTAGAGGAATGAATCCTGATCAAGTTGGAGATGGCAACATCACAAATATTATTATCAAAAGTAGATATGCTCAACTAGATATGAAAGCTTCATTGACAGAAAAGCAGATCAAGACTTTTTATAAAAAGTTTACAAGCTTTATTAATGAATACCAAAACTCAAATTTAGATGATTCAATTGAAATGAACAAAACAATGTTATTTAATGAATCAGAAAAGATTGCAGATTGTGTAGAATCTATTAAATTAGTAGATGCTGGAGTTCTAAGTAAAGAATCACTAATGAAACAAATACCATATATCTTTAATGTAGAAGAAGAGAAGAAACTAATAGCTTTAGAACCTAAGATTAAAGAAGATAGTATAGAAGACCCAACAAATTCGTTAGCTACTGACGTAGAGTAGTATCTCGTCACTAAAGACGTTAAAATGAGAGGAGTAATTATGTCAGAATTAGAAAAAATGTTAGGTGAAGAACTTTATAGTCAGGTTATGGCTAAAGTTGGTGACAAGAAGATTGACTTACTAGACAACTACATTCCAAAATCAAGATTTAATGAAGTCAATGATAAGGTAAAAGCTTTAATAGAAAAAGTAACAAGCTATGAGTCTCAGGTAGAAGAAACTACCAAACTATTAAAGGGAAATGAAGAGTATAAAGAAAAATATTCAACTTTAATGGAAAGTTTCAAGAAGGAATTAGAGACTAAAGATAAAGAAATAGCTAATATCTTTAAGAAAAATGCTGTAAAAGAAGCTCTTACAAGTGAGGGTGGAAAGCATGTTGAACTTTTAATGAAGGATATTGATTTTGAGAAATTGACAATTGATGGAGAGAATAAAGTAGTTGGATTAACCGAAATTGTCACTAATATAAAGACTTCATATAGCGATTTATTTATTAAAACTGAAGTAGCTAGCTCAACAAATACTAACACTAAAACAAATACAAAAAACGATGGCACAGATACTAATAATTGGGAATCTGTAGCTAATTCATTAGTTTAATCCGTTATACGGAAAGAAAGAGGTAAAAAATTATGGCTAATTCAATTGGATATGCTTCAACATATGTAAATATGCTTGACATGATCAACAAGAAAGAATCTTGCACTTCTGGTCTAGAAATCAACCCTTTGGCAGTAAGATTTAGTGCAGAAAATCCTAAAACTATCTACTTAAAAGACTTCACTTTTGAAGGTCTTGGAACTTACAGCAGAAGCGCAGGATATGATGAAGGTGACTTCGATATCGCTTGGACTGCTTATTCTCTTACTCAAGATAGAGGTAAGAAATTTATCCTTGATGCTTTAGATTCTAAAGAAGCATTAACTACTATCCTTGAAGCTGGGGCAGAATTTACTAGAACCAAAGTTATCCCTGAAATTGATGCTATAAGATTTGCTAAGATGTTTACTGATTGTTCAGCAGATGCTACAGCAGCTTTGACTTATGATACTGTTTTGGCAGCTATTGACCTTGGAATTCAAACTCTTGATGATGCTGAATGTCCTCAAGAAGGAAGAATCCTTTATGTTTCTAATGAAGTATACAAGCTCATGAAACAGTCTGGTGAATTCTTTAATGCTAGAATTGCAACTCAAAATAGTGGTAATCTTAGCAGAGAAATCATGACTTTTGATGGTATGGTAATTGTTAGAGTTCCTAAAACTAGATTTTATGCTTCTATCACTTTATCTGCTACTGATGGTTACACTAAATTAGGTAATGACCTTAACTTTATCATTGCACATCAAGGTTCAGTTAGTGCTATCACTAATTATGTTAAACCTAAGATCGTTACTCCTGACTTTAACAATAGTTCTGATGCTTATATCTTTGGTTACAGAGTTTTCCATGATCTTATCATCCCTACTAATAAAGTTTCTAACGTATACATCCACAGTAAAAACTCATAATTAATAGACATGGTACAAGGTCATACAGAGCGATTCTATATAACAAGGTAAACTTATATCACTTATTAGTTTAACCTCCTATATGGACTCTGTACGACCTCACAATAGGTTTAAATAATACATCATTGTAGAACGTAAATAAACGAATGATCGCACAATGTTGCGACAGAAAGAGGTAATTAAATGGCTTATACATTAAAAGGTTTATTGGCTGAATTAGTAGCTAATCTTGGAACTCCAGCAGGAGCTTCTACAGCAGCAGATATTGCTGCAATCAAACTTGTAGTTGACGCTATTAGTACAGCAAGTATTACTGAAATTGCTGACATTTTAGCAGACACTTCAATATTAGGAACATTTGTAAATTCTGGTGGTACAGCAACTTTAGCAGCAATGCTTGGAGATTTTGCTAATACTAGTTTGGTAACAAAACTTGCAGCTATTTCTAGTAAAATTGATACAGTTGATGACTTCATTGATACAGAAATAACAGCAATTAAAGCAGTTACAGACGCTATTTCAGGGAAAGTATACAAACAGTTCGTAGCTACTGTAAATACAACAGGGTCTATCCCATTGTTTACAGTTGATGGTTGTGTTAAAGTTAAGATTACTGCTATATGTTTTGCAGGATTAACTTCAGACGATGTTGGAACTATTACACTTAAAATTGGTACTACTACTATTATACCTACAACTACTGCTACTGACCTAATAACTGGTGAAGTATGGTTTGATGCTACTCCTACAACTAAAGTTGATACTGTAGCTAATGGAGAATTAAACTACATCATCGGTGATGCTAGTGACATTACACTTGAAATTGCAAACACAGTAGACTCTGGTTCTATTGGATTTAAAGTTGAGTGGGAAGTTCTTGTCGCTGGTGGAAGT